TTCTATTGTTAATTGGACCGGATAAGAATATTCCATTTTCATTACTAAATATAATGGTATAATGTTTATGTTAGTTTCAAATAAATATTATACGGATGCGAAAAACTCCCAGTCCAGGTCTTCACATACCTTTTTCCATATCATGTCTTGTTCTAATTGTTTTTCCCTATCTTTCATCATGGGTATATAGGGTAAATACTGAGTTTGGTCCAACAATACACATAACTGATGAAGTGTATAGGTGTAGTTAAAAAAGTTGGTTCGGTTCGCAGGACAATGTACCGCCCATGGTTTTTGAATCTCAATAAATAATACACATAAGGTCTCGTGTAATTCTTCGTTCATTACTGGTGGCTTAATACCAAATAATGAATTAATGTATTGTATATGTTCGAAATACTTGTTTAATCCGAGTTTACGCAATAGTTCTCGCATCTTATCGTAATTCAATTCGGACATGTCAGTAATGCGTTCCTTTTTAATACGTGCTTTAATTGAATTGATTACCTCCTCGGGTATTAATGTGGTCTCTTTAGCTTGGAATTGTGAAAGGATTTCTTTAAAATGATTAAGACGAATATACGCTGTGTAAGAAACTTCGTTGGGTGGGTCTTTGTTATTCGGTTTAGAACTATCTATAATATAGGTAATGAATTTGCCACATTTGTCATTATTACATATGAGTATTCCTTCTTCGTCTTGAGGTATCATTTCACCAGAATTACAAAACTCGCATGTATCAGATTCTATATAATAATCTTGCGAATTCGTAAACTCATTTGTCACATTTCTCCAATATTGCTGCGTATTCATTTTGGATTGTGTGTATTTGTTAATAGTTCCATCATTGCTATTCTCAGTAGGCTTTATTTTGAAAAAAGAATTTAAAGCGTCCGTGCTACCTGATTCATCCATACTGGTTGAAATTTGCTGTTTTTGTTCGAAATAATCAAAAATGAATCGGGAATTATCAAGCAAATATTTTTTCCTCTCTTGTTTGAGAGTTTTAATCTTCTGTTGAATTTCTTTAATCTTGTCTTTCATATTCATAAATTCATCTACTTGACCGGTTCGTAAAGTTTTGATGGTGTCTTTTAGCTCGTCTTTTTCTCTCTGTAACTGGGGTATAGTTTCATTCTCTATCTTATCATAATATGCAGTTAACTCTGAGTGTTTTTCATCTATTGTATGTATGGTTTTCAATTGTTTGAGTTGCTTTTTTTTAGACTCACCTTTCATTAACTGAGATGGAATACTTTATAATGGTGTTTTTATGTTAGTTTTTGCATCTTTGAATATATTTGTACAAAATGAATCGCATATATTATAACACAACCGGGCATGTGTCATAATATTTTTTAGTGTTGGTAATAGGTCTCAGTATTGGTTTGATAATAGGTAAACTATGATTGTGTTCTTCTATGATAATATAATGTGTTTTTGAAAAATAACAATCACTACAATGTGTAGAAAACCATAATGTAGCTAATGCGTATGCTGTGATAATATAATAAATCATATTTTGAAAGTAGTATGTATTAACCAATCATCGAATCAAAACAATCAATTTTTAGCACCACATACATTTTTTCGTTTTTGTAGCACAATCAATACATATTCGGGGTGCTAAATACAAATATCCAAAAGGATTACATACGTGGTCTGGATTACTATATCCGTAAATTTTCTTTTTTTTACATTTTTTACAGTTATATCTTGCTGGAGATAGCGGAACTTCTTTTTCGTGAACTTTATGTTCTTGGCATATAAATTTGTGTTTTGTGGGTTCCATATAATATTCTGGCATGATACGGTTACTATACATTATCATGTGAAAAATTCGTAAATATTAGAAGAATATGGTGTTTAGAAAGTGTATAATGAATACTAAAAATAGCGAAACAACTTTCATAGATTTGCCTCAAAATATAAAAATAGAAAAGCCTATATTTCAAAAGATGATGTTTTTAGCAAATGCTTTAGAAGAAGGTTGGAGTATCCGTAAATCGAAGGACTCTTATATTTTCACGAAAAAACATGAAAATAAGCGGGAAATATTTCAGGAAGACTATTTAGAGAAATTTGTATTAACCAATAGTACTAATATACTGGGTATAGGCAGTCAAGTATGAGCCATATATGTGTATGGAAATATACAATATATTGTGAAGAATTACCAAGTGATACAAATATATTTAGGATATTTACAACTGTAGTTAAAAAATTACAATTGTAATTTAGTGAATGAACTATAAATTTACGTTTTTGTGATTATTGCTAATAATTAGAGCATTTATTTACAACAATAAGTAGATTTTTAGCAATAATAATTTTTTAATTGAATTAATGCGATTTTTTCCCAGATTTTTTTCTTTGTAGAATATATAAATTCCATACAATGGCTGGAGGTTTAATGCAATTAGTCGCCTATGGCGCACAAGACGTTTTCCTTACCGGAACCCCTGAAATCACTTTCTGGAAGGTGTCATACAGACGCCACACCAACTTTGCCATGGAGTCCATCGAGCAGACCTTTTCCGGTCAAGCCGATTTCGGACGCCGTGTCACCTGTACCATCAGCCGTAACGGTGACCTTGCTTACCGCACCTATCTTCAGGTTACTCTTCCTGAGATCAACCAAAACATGAAGAACACATCTGGTACCGTTTCTGCCCGTTGGTTAGATTATGTTGGTGAGCAGCTCATCGCCCAGGTTGAGGTTGAGGTTGGCGGACAACGCATTGACCGTCAATACGGTGACTGGATGCACATCTGGAACCAACTTACCCTTTCCAAGGAGCAAGAGGCTGGTTACCACAAGATGATCGGTCACACTACCCAGCTTACTTACATTGCCGCTGATGGTCGTGCCGATGTTGCCGGACCCTGTGCCGCTAACGGTGCCCCCAACCAAGTGTGTGCTCCCCGTAACGCACTTCCTGAGACCACTCTTTACGTTCCTCTTCAATTCTGGTTTTGCCGCAACCCTGGACTTGCCCTTCCTCTGATTGCCCTTCAATACCACGAGGTCAAGATCAACATTGACTTCCGCCCTATTGGTGAGTGTCTTTTCGCTGTTAACCCTGATGCTGCCGATGCTGCTTCTGCTACCGTCATCCAGGCTTACCAACAATCCCTTGTTGCCGCTTCCCTTTACGTTGACTATATCTTCCTTGATACCGATGAGCGTAGAAAGATGGCACAGAACCCCCACGAGTACCTCATCGAACAAGTCCAATTCACTGGTGACGAGTCCGTCGGTTCCTCTTCCAACAAGATCAAGCTCAACTTCAACCACCCATGTAAGGAGCTTATCTGGGTCGTCCAACCTGATGCCAACGTTGACTACTGTGATTCCTTAATTGCCGGTACCACCCTTCACGCTACCCAAGGAGCCCAACCTTTCAACTACACTGATGCCATTGACTCCCTTCCTAACGACATTGCCGCATACGGTGGTGTTGACAAGGAACTTACCGATATGACTGAATCCGGTCTTGGTAATGCTGATAACGCTGATACCACTGGCGCACAAGGTCTTTCCGATGCCGGTTCATTCGTCCTTGCCGAGACTGCCCTTGACATGCACTGCTGGGGTGAGAACCCAGTTGTCACCGCCAAGCTCCAACTTAACGGTCAAGACCGTTTCTCCGAGCGTGAGGGTTCATACTTCGACACCGTCCAACCTTTCCAACACCACACCCGTGCCCCTGATTCCGGTATCAACGTGTACTCCTTCGGTCTTCGCCCCGAGGAACACCAACCTTCCGGTTCATGCAACTTCTCCAGAATTGACAACGCTGTCATGCAACTTGTCCTTTCTGCCGGTACCGTCTCTGGTGCCGCCACTGCTAAGGTCCGTGTATACGCTGTTAACTACAACGTCCTCCGTGTTATGTCCGGGATGGCGGGGGTAGCGTACTCAAACTAGTTTGTGACCTACAAAGTATTTTAATAAAAAGGGTTTTCCCACAAAAACAAAATAAAAATTATAAAACACAAAAAATAAATAAAAAATGTAAAATAGTTATTCAATTACCCTGTTGTTTTTGAATCTCCATAAAAATTATAATAAAAATATAATGTTTTTATTATACAATAATCTATCTAATTGTCTGTTTCTTTCTTTGATTTTCTGTAATCAGCAATCTCTTGTGCTTTCTTTTTCTTATATTCTTCATCCCCGTACATTTCTTTCAACCGTTCACGCTGTTGTTGTTTTCTAATACGTGCATTCTCGCGTATTTCTTCAGGTGTTTTTTTGTTTGTATTTTTTACAATATTTTTGGATGGTTTACATGTTTTATTTACAATTGTGACTGTTTCCACTTTAATTTTACATTTCAAAAATATTTCAGTCATTTTATTAAATAATTCAGTGAGTTCCATGTCTTTTTTAATATAATTACAACTGCCACAACAAGGTTTTACATTTGACATTATATAACCCAAATTATTATCAATGCGGTCAATACCATTTTTATGTTTTTCGTACGATTTCCTACCACATAAATAACATTGTGAAGTTACAATACCATCATATTCATCTTTTGTTAAGTCAAATGGTAATGATTTGTTGTTCGCACGTATTTTATACCTATTATAAGATGCTGCGTCAGTATCACAAAATTCTTCATGAAAATACCGACCATTAATTTTGTTATTATATGTCAAAATATGTTCTATACGTTTCAAAAATACATCGACAGGTAAAGAACATTTCATATAATTACAAGTCTTACAACAACTTACACAATTATCCAAGACATAACCAGCGTTTGAATCCAATCGGTCAATGCCATTGAAACCGCGTTCTTGAATAATGTTGCAATAATGACACGGTTCCTTTACAATTTTATTGAATTCTTCTTGAGATATTTCAAAATCCAAGTTTTTATCTCCAGCACACCTCGAATATACTCCATACTGTAAGTTGATATTGTTTATTTTATTTTGATTGTTAATTTGCACCTTTTCTGGGTTATTTTCCCTCCACTGTTTCGCATTTTCTGAATTTTTATTCAAATACCATTCTACGTCTGTTTCAATTTGGCGTTGTCGGTAATTCATACTCTTCATAGCAACCTTTTCATAATTATTTTCGTTCCATTGCTGTTTTACTTCTTTACGTTCCGGTTTCTGTTCTGCAATACGAGATAATTCATTACGATGTTCTTTATCGCGGTTTTGGTCTTGAATATGGTTACGCTCTCTACAATTTTTACAGGTTTTGGTATTTCCACCATTAACGCCAACAAATAAACTATTTTCTAACTCTTGACAACAAGTAGAACAGGTTTGATGTGTATCCGTATTTTTATTATTTTTCGTATTTGCCCTACGATTGCGTTCCTGTTCTCTTTCTTTTTCTAAGCAAGATTGACAACGAATATATTGATAATCCAAATCAAGTTGAGAACGACAACCCCGAACATAATTTTTACATACTTTCTTACCCATATCTACGGTATCATCCACAAATATACAAATTTGGTGTTTTTGGCAATATTTGTTTTCGTCTGAACGTTTGAATACGCATTTATCATTAGCACATAATACAACGTTTTCGCGTGCGGTTTGCTTGTTTTGTTTTCCTCTATTACGACATGACGAGCAGGTCTTACCATCGGGTATATAATATGATTTTTTACAACCCGAACAAATCTGTAAATTTGATAACATTTCTTCCGTGTAATCAACCATATAATCGTGTTTTTTACAAAAACTGGTATCATTTATAGCATTGCATCGGCAACCTTTCAAATTTCTATCAATTGCAGAACATTTTGTCATTTTTTATATATTATATGTAGATTTCTTTTTATATAGTTTTATATATAAATAAAATTATATAATCCCTAAATATTCTCCTTCTTCTCTTGAGCTAATTTTTCCTTTTTTTTAAGATATGCTCGCCTGGCGTATTCTTTTTTCTGTTCTGGAGTAGGTTGGTAATTACTTTTGTAATTAGTTCTTTTTTGATATTCTTTAACCCGTTGTTTATGAACCTCTTTATTCTTCTCATACGATTCTTTACTATAGGCCGGAGCCGTATACCGTTTCAAATGCTCCTTAGTAGATAGCAATTCTGCTTCTAATTGAGCTACCCTTTCTTCAAGTTCACTGATACGAAGGTCTTTATCCATTGTCTTATTTTACAATATTGTATATAGAATTGTGTTTATATCTTTTCTCAAAACTATAAATTATTTTACATAACAAACGTAGTGTCCTATGATGTCATCGAATCTCATCCAATCTACATGTTGTTCGTGGTCTTCAAATTCGTCTTCATCCACGTCTAATTTATCCAATAAAATTTGCATTGCCTCAACTATAATCATATGTTCTTCATCTTCTGTAAATTGACTTTGTGTATCTTCACTTTCTTGAAGACGGTCCCATTCTGTTACAAAAAATTTACTTAAGTTTTCATACCAAGTATTATTCAACTTGATAGTCGGTATATATTTTACTAAAAATATATCATTTATAATTTTGTTAGCAACATCATGACACATTTTATCTGTAACCTCCATTGCTTATTCAATATTATATTATATGTAGAAAATACTTTATGTCTTTTCTCAAAACAAGATTTGTGTTATAATGAAAAAAGTATATAATTAGACACTAACATAATAAGTATATTGATAGTACACAATGAATAATCAAGTTTATGAAAATAATTATACCACCATAGTTGAACCCAAATATGGAATTATAAGGGATGTTTCCAATGATGAAATACTTACGCGTAATATATCCAACAAACACCCCTATTCTATTACACAAACCGAACGAGTCGATATGACATCCTATGAAACTTATAGTATAGACCCGGTTGGTTGTAAAGACGCTGACGACGCATTTTCGATATATACCGAGAACAACAAACTATATTTCGCAATCCATATTGCAGATCCAACTGAATACATCGATTTAAATTCGAATTTATGGAAGGATATAGTATCGAGAACAACAACCAAATATCCATCAAATCGTGCCCCAATTCACATGATGCCCGACCAAGTGTTAGAATTATCCAGCTTACAAGGTACACAAGAAGGTAATACTAAAAATGCGATTACAGTATTATCTGAAATCAATTCAACCACCTATGAACCTATTAACGAAATCAAATTATTATTTACCACCATTTTTGTAAAAAAGGAGAACGCATTTAGTTATAATAGTGCGTCGGTCGTTTGCGACGAAATGAATGCGTTTACTATAGGATTAAAAATAAGTGAAACATTGAAAGCGAGACGTTCATTAAAAACAAAAGGAATCAAATTAAATGAAGTTTCTACCGCCTATCCGATATATGAAGATAATCACGTATATTTATACGAAGACACAAAACAAGAACGATTGATGAAGCAAATGATTGCGGAATTTGCCATTTTCGCGAACTCTTTTGTAGGCGAATATTTAAAAATTAATTTAAACACGGGTATTTTTAGAACATGCAATGCGAGTGAATGGTTACAAACTGTGTATAATGAAATATCAGGCGAAGAATTATTACAAGAAATAATAACAAATGGGATTCGTGCTGATTATATGGCTAACATAGAATCACACGATTTGGTAGGGATGCCCGAATATTGTCATTTTACATCACCTATTCGTCGATTATCCGATTGCGTATGTCATTATTTGTTGAAATACATTTATTTCAAACATAAAAATTATAATATACCATTTTCCGAGCAAGAATTGGACCAATTAGCCACAAGATGTATGAAAATGACACGATTTGAGAAGAAAAATCAATATTTAGACATCAAGTTTCGTTTATTACAAGTGATGGCAAATATGATTTTTGAGAATAAAAAAATAGATATAGAATATTACATTACTGGATATAGCGGGTTATTTTTGAATATCATCATTTGTAATATAAATAATTTCCACGTCCACATGTCATATACATTGCGTGTTCGTGATTATGAAAAGGATATTAACCCAAAAGAGAAGCATTTGATAAGTGTTACACACGTAAATTGTTTTACGAATTATGATGAAAATACCATACCCGAATTAGACGCATGTATATTGAATTAGAAAATTGAAAATAAAATTATATACTTAAATAAGGTAACTAATTTTACAATAATAACCAAAATATGGAACCATCCGATAACCAAATTACTACTTGCGACGACTGTATGGTATGTCTATGTCCGATGAATATACCAACAGATACGATTACTACAACTTGCGGACATATATTTCATATGGAGTGTATTTCTAAATGGCATGATAAACAAACCAACGATTTTAATTGTCCTGCGTGTAGAGAGTCGTTAAAATCAACTCCAAAAATCATATATGATATTCCTGATTCAAATAACACTTTATGCACGTACTTTAATGGAGATACATTAGAGGGTGTCCGTGAAAATGGAGAGTTTATCGGATATTGTAAACTCACATATTTGAACGATAATGAATTTGAATATATCGAACCAGGAGACACATTAGAGGGTGTCCGTGAAAATGGTGAGTTTATCGGACATTGTAAACTCACATCTATTGATGGGTACAAGATAGAAGGGATGTATAAAAATGGCTGGACTGGAGAGTGTAAAATAACATATACAAGCGGACACATCGGGGTGTATGAGAATGGACCCAGTGTCGTCGGATATTGTAAACTTACATATCCGAATGGAAATGTTATAGAGGGTATGTGTGAGAACCGCCAGTTTTTCCGAGAGTGTAAATTTACATATGTGAATGGAAAGGTTGTATATGGGTTTCTATTTCGCGGAGATAAGTTTAAATGGAAACAAAATTATCACATTGGAACCCCAGTTTTCCAATATGATACAAAATCGAGGTTAATAAACAGATTTGATTCTATTAAAAGTTGTGCTAAATCGCTAAAAACTGGTCGTCATCAAATTACTGACCGATTAAAGGGACTCGAATGTCGTGACCCCGCTATTTACCCAGCCAATTATTACCTAAACCAGTATGTATTTTCCGTGACAAAACTATAATTCTAACAAAAACAGAAAAATAAATGGGGGGACATCCTCTTTATTTTTTTGTATGTCATATAATTTATCAAAACAATATATATATAATGTTCTCAAAACTAATAACTATATTAGCAAGTATAAGTATAGTAGATTCAACTAATATCTATAACTATTATGAGTTGGCAGTCCAAAAATGGTGTAGTACCGATTATATGATTCACGGACTTTGGCCGCAAATAAATAGTACAGCCTACCCTGAAAACTGTAAAAAAGTGTCTTATGTAAAACCTACGGGTGAATTACTAACGGATATGAATACATATTGGCACGCTTGTGACAGCACGTTATGGGAACACGAATGGACAAAACACGGGTCGTGTATGCAAGAACAGAATAACATAGACGAAAACACCTTTTTCAATACAACCATATCACTATTTTTAGAGAACACAAATTTATTAGATAAATGCGAAAACGATGATTGTATAGTTGCATGTTTTGATTTGGATTACAAACTGATAGATTGCGAATAGGGAAATTATATATTATGGTCGCAATTGGTGATAACTTTTATACAATGTTTCGTATTCACACAATAATGACGTAATCGTTGAAGTACAATATCACCCAATCCTATATCTTGATAGTCTTGACGTATCATAATATTTTCAATATACCCTACTTGACTTAGTTGTGCAGAAGTATTGGTAATAATTATTGTACATGTACCAACAATCATGTGTGCATTTAAATCTTCGACCACAAAATATATATATTCGTTTTCTAATCTATCTAACATATCTCTCGTTCTCAATATAGTCCGATCAACTTCAGATAATAAACTCATAACTTCATAATAAGAATGTTGTAAATCAGGTTGTTTCAATCTACGTATACAAAGCATTTTACCACCTATTAAAAATACTGGATTCATTAGTTAGACTATTTTCTTATTTTTACAAATACAACTAAAATAATTAGAATATTACAAAAATAAATAACTTAAAATAATATCATTGTAAGTATATAGGAAATGTTAGAATGTTTTGAATTTTTATTTGCATATTTTGAACGCGTATTGTTTGATGGATTAGACGATTACTATTATATTGAGAATAATTATCCCTTTTCAGAAAAAAATACTAAGAATGAAATAGTATATGATTGTAGTGATTCGGATAGCAGTGAAGATAATAGTGATGTGTATAACTATGTCCTTCCATTTAACGGTTATAAAGTCACCCGTAGAAACATAGCATTTTGTTAAAAAATAAAAAAGACTATATACAGTTCTTTTTTATTTTGTTCTTTACATCTTCTCCTTCAAAGTCGAAATTGACTTCTTCTGACGATAAATAGTTTTGTTTAACTTTACGATTTCAGATTTCGCCTCTTTCTTTGCTATAGTTGCTTTCATTTTTAATTGAATTTTTTCTTGCTTCTTATGATTGGCAATAATAGTTTTAATTGCGAGTTTTGCTTCCTTTGCTAGTAGCTTAGCCTTCTTCTTCGCGTCTTTTTCTGCGATATTGACCTCTCTTATCAAGGTGGATAATGCCTTCTTTTGGAGTATCTTGTCTTGTTTACGCTTTTTCAATTCTTCCTGTTGAATCTTACGATTTTCAGTAGCAACCTTACCTAAGGTTAGCATAAAACGAGGCATAGTAATTACTTGGGTTGTCATCTTTTGATTGTTATTGTTGTTATTAGTTATCATCTATAATATGTGTAAAAGTTTTTCAATTTTTATTGAAATTTGGAAAATTAAAATACTTTTCGCGTTCTCATTTGAAACGCAAAACAATATCAATTGGTCTAAAATCGTAATACAAAATTATTGTCTACATATTGTTGTAGTTTTTGATAATAATCTTTTGAACGGCTTTCTAAATAATATCCAAATCCAACGCCTCCAATGATAAGTCCAGAAGTGTATATTGCGAATAATGTAATTGGTTCCATAAGTATACTAAAAATATATATTTATCTATAAATCGTATAAATACAAATAAACATTAATAGTAAAATACTAAATATGTATCGTTCGAACGCATTAAATACACAAAATTCACTATTATTAAGCAATTTGATGGAGTTTTACAATAAAAATGGTAATTTGGAAAAAATGATGAAAATTATTAATGGTGAATCTGAAGTATCACTCCGTATTGTAGATTGGTTTGTAACGAACTTTGCTAAGAAAAATTATACAGTTTATGAATTATCACAATCAATGGGTGAAAATCATTCAAATACAAGATTTAAAGTTTATAATGACTATAAATTAAAATTAAAGGCCTATTCAAAAAAAAGGTTTGATCCATTTTGTCGTTGGGACAGAATTTCTGTACCTTACAATGAAAACCAACTCATGGAAACAACAATAGGTCAATTGAATTTTTTTAAATGGGCGATTGAGAATAAAATCGTAGATTACATTAAACAAAATTATGAAACTATTGAAACTGACATGAATAAACGTAATGTCACTACAAAAAAACGTGCTACATTGGATAATACAACGAATGATAAAATAGAAACCACGAATTCTAAAACGCGAAAACGCCGCGAAGAACTATCCGTCTCAGCATGTAAAACAATAAAAAAAGAGGATGTGAAAATAGTTGTAAAATTTAATTAGCATATTAAGGTGAATCAGAAGAAGGAGAATTGGTAGGAGGAGGTAAGAGGTTTACAGTTTCATTTTGAATAATAATATTTTGAATAAATTGTTCTATTTGTGAAATCCACTGAATTCCCGGATCATTGGTATCATTATCTATATAGGAGGCGTCTTCATTTGTCAACAAGTCCAACACTTTGGTTGAGGTTGTAGTATGTTTTTTACAATCCCAACGTTCATACTTTCCAAGCCATTCATCATGATACTTTTTACATTTTTCAAGATAGGATAATTCTATTCCAGCTTCTCCATCTCTTGAACGTTTATGAATTCGTTTAAAACAAACATCCGCATCAGCATTAATGTATATATGCCCTGCTACATTGAAATCTTTTGCGTGTTCGTTTGCCATTAAACGATAAATTTTATAGTCTAAATCAGTGATTAACCCATCGTCATGTAACATTTTCGCGAATATTTCTTTATCTGCGTCAATCGAGCGTTCACATATTAACATATCACAATTCGGATTATTACGAATAGTATCACGTATCAATGTTAAACGGGTGGTGAGTGCCATAACTTGAAATTGGAATGCGTATTTAGAAGGTTCTGCGTAAAATTTTTGTAAAATGGTTTCACCGTCATTATCTGTAATTGTTTCCCAAATATCTACAGGCTCTTTTACAAAAATAATATTTTTTTTATTTTGAAAACGCTTATGGAGCTCTTGGACGATAGTAGTTTTTCCGGCACCAATGTTTCCCTCAATTGAAATAATAACTGGTTGACACATTTTAGAAGACAGATATAGATAATCTTAATATAATTTTACAAGAGATACGTTATACATCCAGTTTTCAATTTTTTATACAAATAAAAATATGCGATTATTATATACAGTTATGGAAACAGTACCCACGACCGAAAATGAAGAAATTACCGTATCGGTAAAGTCAACCGAAGAACCTACTAAATCTAAATGGCAATCTTTTGTTAGTGAATTGAAAGAAATTCAAGAAACTATGAGCGATCAAGATTTTAAGCAAAAGGCTGGTTCCTATGTTGCGTTTACCTTAGAATTATATCGTGTTTTTATGGGTACATTACTCTTGTTTTTTGTTCCCCAAAAGTGTGGTGATGAGCTTTGTAGTTTTTCACAAATAACAAGCAAAACGGATGCTATGCACGTTGGTAATGTGTCTGTAAATCTTGCCACCTTTGTTGTGTTTTTCATGATGTATGTTATTGAACTTCGTCGTGAAAACAAAATGATTTCTTATTTAGAAGTAAATAAAGAATTCCCATCGGATAACGATGCTGTCGGAGAAGCGTTATTACTTTTACCCGAAAAGAAAAGAAAGGTTATATTAAATTTAGATGGTTCTTATCAAATGTCATGCTACATAGCTGCCATATTCTACTTAGCAAATTCTGTTTATAGTGGATTTACCATATATGATAATTACTATGATAATAAGACAACTACAGTATTTGTGACGAATTTATTATTCTTAGTTGGTAAATTAGTTGATGTTTATGGATTAGCTAACACTAAAACTAACATTTTTTATTCTGCATACTTGAAAGATAAGGTCCAATATAATTATGCCGATCCCGATAAGGTAAAAGAAGAACACCGAGTGGTTGAATTAACTGATGTTGCTGAACCAAAGGAATCCGCCTAATTACAGGGTTGATATAGGTTTATAGAAAAGTATATCCAGATATCTACTTGTCGTTGGAAATTCATCGTCTCCATATGTATCTTGAAGCAATAACCATTCAAACATTCCTCCTACATATAAATAGACATCTGGAAATCCCAAACCAGATAATTGTTTCGCTTTTTTGTCTATAGTATCATCATTTGCGTTTTTACCATATATTATAAATTTGGGTGTAAAATCATATTGATTTAAGTATTCGTTAATCACTTTCTCCTCAGTTTGATAAGAAATTGTATTTTTAATCAAACAATGTTGTTCGTTTGATAGTAATGTATTTATAATAACATATTCTTTCGGATTCGATATAATATGTTGCATGTCTTCAAATGATAATTTTTTATGCGTTTTTTGGAAAAGCCCATTCAACATTTTATTATAGATGTATTTGTATTTCTATATTTTTTCCAGAAAATTGATTAAAAAACTAACACATAATCACATGTAACTTATAATAAGACCTAACGAAAATGGATCTCTCTCAACGTAAATTAGTCAAATCAGAATGGGAATCAATTGAAATACCAGTTTCTTCCCAGGAAAAAGAAATTTTACAAATGATAAAAAAAGGGTATCACGATGTTGATATACATACCAATTCTCAACAATCGTTGTTTTCATTCGTAAAAATAGAACAGAATCCTGGTACCGAATTGTTGTTATTTCAAAAGTATTTTGAATCCCATTTAAAAGAAACGATACAAAAATATGGCAAAAACGCACCCCAATTACTTAATATTGAGTTTCCAGGTGCGGGTGGAAAGCTGAAGTCACTGAAAAGCATTGACAAACTACGTATTGAAAACCTCGAATTAAAAATAAATGAAAATAAAAAATATATATTCGAATACGTATTACATGAAATGGTGCATAATTTACTTAAACATGTATATAAACGAAAACAAAAATACTCATTCTACTTATATACTCTACTCCAATTAAGAAAAGCTACTATCCCAGGATTGAATACACATTTTGTGGATGTTATGGACCAAATTATCAGCTATGTGAATTCATTTACCAAGACCAGTGAAATCATTACGAACGCATATGAATTTATTGAAAAAAATCCACATCTTTTGAAATATGAAGACAAAACACTATTTCAACATCAGAAACAAATCTATAATATTTGTAGACCTCAATCTGATGGATTTGTTCCTAAGTTGGTTTTGTATACTGCTCCTACAGGAACAGGTAAAACACTCACACCGATTGGTCTGTCTGAAAACTACAGAATTATATTTGTATGTGTTGCTCGTCATATTGGTTTGGCCCTGGCTAAAGCTGCTATTACAATGGAAAAGAAAGTCGCATTTGCGTTTGGTTGTGATACAGCATCAGATGTAAGATTACATTACTTTTCAGCAGTAGATTATACTCGTAATAAGCGATCGGGTGGAATTGGAAAAGTTGATAATAGCGTGGGAACCAACGTAGAAATTATGATATGCGACGTTCAATCCTACATTACAGCGATGCATTATATGTTGGCATTTAATGAAGCTGAAAACATTATCACTTATTGGGATGAACCCACTATTACGATGGATTATGAAGAACATGAATTACATTCTACTATTCATTCCAACTGGGTAAATAACAAGATTCCCACATTGGTTTTGTCATGTGCTACATTACCAACACAAGAAGAGTTATTGCCAGTATTTCATGATTTCAAAGCCACATTTGAAAATGCGGAAGTACATACAATTACCAGCTATGATTGTCGTAAATCGATTTCGATTCTTGATAAGTCCGGTTATTGTGCTTTGCCCCATTATTTATATGAAGAATATTCTGATATGATAAGATGCGCGCGTTATTGTGAATCGAATAAAACTCTATTACGATACTTTGATTTACGTGAAATTATCAAATTTATTGAGTATGTTAATTCCCAACATCTAATAGATGACGATTACACGGTTGACAACTATTTTACAGGAAATATCACAAACATTACCATGAATAAATTAAAAGAGTATTATCTTGACTTATTATTTCAGATTGATGAAGATGAATGGAGTAAAATATATAAATACTTACAAAGCGTGCGAACAGTGAAATTTGAAACATCTAAGTCAAATAATATATTCAAAACTACCAGTATGGAAAACACACATAGACCAGGAACTAAATTAACAAGAACGTCAAGTGTATCTACACCAGTATCATCCGCATCAAAACCTAAATCGGGATCAAATGGTATTTCCATTACAACTTCGGATGCTTACACATTAACAGATGGACCTACTATTTTCCTGGCAGACGACATAGATAAAATTGGTAAGTTTTATATTCAACAAACAAACATACAACCATCTGTATTTGAGACGATTTTATCAAGAATTACAAAGAATGATGGCTTGATTAAGCGAATCGAATTCTTAGAAGGTGAAATATTATCTAAAGAAACAAAGAATAGCAATTATGACGAATCAAAAACCGTCAGAGAAAGTGGTCGATTATGTAAAGAATCACAAGAGTTTGACAATGAAATTAAAAAATTAAGAAAAGAAATTAAAATGGTCTCATTAGATGCTATGTACGTGCCAAATACACGTCCGCATCAGAATATATGGTCTCCTGATGGCGAAATTCATGAAAACGCATTTGTATCTAACATTGATGATGTTACATCAAAAGAAATTATGCAGCTAAATATTAGTAATCATCTTAAAGTATTACTACTATTGGGTATTGGTATGTTTATTGAGAATCCAAATATTAATTATATGGAAATCATGAAACGTCTTGCTGAAGAACAGAAACTATTTATAATTATCGCATCCAGTGATTATATATATGGAACAAATTATCAGTTCTGTCATGGGTTTATTGGTAAAGACCTAACAAAAATGACTCCACAAAAAACGTTACAAGCTATGGGACGTATTGGAAGAAATCATATTCAACAAGATTATACAGTACGTTTCAGGGATGATGAAATGATTACAAAATTATTTCAGAAGCCTCTTGTAAATACAGAGGCAAATAATATGTGTTCGTTGTTTGTTTCCGATTAAACAGGAACTCTATTATAATCGAATTTGATAATGGACTGTTCTACATCATTCAGTATTTGTGTATTTAATGTTTCAAATTTATCATTTTCATTAAATCGCATTGGCATATACGTATCGCATTTATAATCTTTATTAACATAATTAAAATAAATGTTTTTTATTGGTATTTTTGATTGGTTTAAGAAATGTGAAAATAGTTGCCCACCACCTATAATCCAAACATCATCGTATTTAGTTTCATTACAATGTGACATAACGGAATCGAAATTATTAAAGTAATCTACGTTTCCATAGGGAGAATATAAATCTTCATACTTTTCTTTACTCAATACAAGGTTATATCTTCCACTGAGCGGTCTGCAATAGGTTACCATTAAATTATTATATGTATTATTACCCATTAATATTGCGTTATTTCCATTTCCATGAGTTAATTGGGTAAATAACATAGTATACGCATTTGAATTCGTCCATGGTACATATCCATTGTATCCAATTCCACCTCCACGGCAAATAGACGTAATTATATTAAAATTCATCATAATAGGGGTATACATATTTTTCTAAATATGTATACTTAGAAGTATTATAAACATAAAAGTATAAAAATAATCCTTTTAGTTATTCATATGAATAACAAGTTAATAAATTATTTTCGGTTTTATCCACGTACTGTAGGATATACATATACAGATTTACCGTCGTATATTTCTATTGTAAAAAATGTAGTCAAACAACATAACGAGCGTGTAACGTCTAATTATGATTTTTATAATCATGTATCCACCCACATACGCGTTACCCAAATTTATACAAATCTACATAAAAATAAATAATTAGTTTACGTTTTCTTCTTCTTCGACTGCTTCCGTTTCTTCTTGGTAGCTTCTGCATCTTCTTCGACTGCTTCCGTTTCTTCTTGTGCATTCATGACCGCTTCAGATTCTTCTTGTGCTTTCTCAATAGCATCTTCAGCTTCTTCTTGTGCCTTCATAGCAGATTCCGCTTCTTCTTGTGCCTTCTTGGTAGCTTCCGCTTCTTCTTGTGCCTTCTTGGCAGCAGCTTCCGCTTCTTCTTGTGCCTTCTTGGCAGCTTCCGCTTCGTCTTGTGCCTTCTTGGCAGCTTCCGCTTCTTCTTGTGCCTTTTTAGCTTCATCTGCCTCTTCTTGTGCCTTCTTGGTATCGTCTGTTTCCTCTGACAATAGAGCTAATTCTTCATTTTCATTATTAATAGGGTTTTGTTTAACAACATCCACAGTATTTTTATCTTTGTTTTCTAATAGTTTTTGTTCGCTATCAGATGTAACTTTGATGGGTTCTGTTTTCTTACAAAAAAGTGATCTTAAAAAATCCATTACACCTTACAATAAATAACCGTTATGTTTTTAATTAGTTTCCTAACAATAATATGTTGGTCGCGGACGATAATATAAATTGTTCGTAAATTCTATATATTTGCATATATATTTCTTAATATCGTTAGGTAAATGAAGTGTAAATATTTTGTGTGCTTTTTCTATAATGTCTTTGGGTGGAGTTAATACTTCATAAAAATTATTAACAGAACTTACATTGGTTTTTTTTCCATCTATATTAAATTCGGTTTCTAATCGTGAACGAGATAATAACACTTGTAGCCCAGTATCATAAGAATACGTACGCCCACGAATATAATTTGAAGCTAAAAATGTACCAATTGCGTAGTTACTATTTGGTATTCTTAAATCGTTAGTTAAATTCCATTGAATATCAATCATATACCTTTTTCCTGGTATGAGGTCATATGTTTTTATTTGTTTGGATAATGGCATTATTATTATATTGTTACATTTTTGGTATGATAATTTCATTCTTTTTGTTATCATACAAATTACATAATGTTATGCTGAATATTTACAAAATGTTGAAAAAGAATTGGTCGAAGAATTTGAAATTGGACATAAAATAAATGTCCAAAATGAAAATCCTGGATGAGAAATTTTAAAAGGGTTTCTCAAAAACACGTTTTAGACGTATATGCTGTATTTTATGTATTTATTGGTAAATAAATGTTAGCATAAAAAAATAAGTATATTACGCGTAAAAGTATTTAGGCGAATATCTATATAGCATATATAGAGAAAAATGCTACATACTGTATCAAATAAAATGTCTCAACAATTTTTTTGTGAAAAATGTAACTACATATGTGGTAAGAAAAGTGATTACAATAAGCATTTAAATAGTAATAAACATAATGCTACTGAATGCTACCCCAATGCTACCCACGATTCGCTACTATGTAAATGTGGAAAACAATATAAACATTCTTCAAGTTTTTACAGACATAAAAAGACATGTAAGTATGATGAATCTTCTGACACAAACAATAATATATCAGATGAAGAACCCATAAATAATGATAACCCAGATACTGATGTAAAGGTGTTATCTAATACAATTTTTGAGTTGGTGAAACAGAACAATGAATTCAAACAATTATTAATTGAACAAAACCATAAAATGATGGAAATGGCAGGAAATATGGGTAACAATAATAACAACACGAATATAAACAGCAACAATAAGTTCAACCTCAATGTATTTTTGAATGAGAAATGTAAGAACGCAATGACATTGAAAGACTTTGTAAAATCCATCAATATATCTATACAAGATTTCATAGAAACCGGAGAACGTGGATTCATAGATGGTATTTCCAATATTATTGTAGAAAGGATAAATGAAATGGAAATCCATGACCGTCCGCTTCATTGTACCGATTTAAAACGAGAGACTGTATACATCAAAGATGACGACAAATGGGAAAAAGATGAGGACAAAGTGAAATTACGTAAGGCAGTTAAAGGAGTTGCTAACAAAAACGAAAGAATGCGTCCAATATGGTATGATTCCACCCCTGATGTCGGTATCATGGGAACCGAAAATTATGAAAAGTTCTTCAAATATTCTGAATCATCACTTGGTGGGTGTGGAAAAGATGAAACCAAATTATTTGAGGATAAAGTGATGAAGAATATTCTCAGAGAAGTTACTATTGATAAAGAAAAACAGTAATAAATGATATAAAGACGTTTTCACTATATTGTTTGTGGGGGTAGTGTGAATAATGTAAATAGTGTGTATAATTATTGGGAGTGTAGCTCAAATGGTAGAGCGCACGTCGCCAGCCCCTATAGCTCAGTGGTTAGAGCGTACGCTTAGTAAGACCGTATATAAGTCCTTTTTAGCGTAATGTCGAGAGTTCAATCCTCTCTGGGGGCTACAGACCTAAATATGTCTTTAAACTGTTTACAGCGTGGTTGTCCGAGTGGTCTAAGGAGCCAGACTTAAGCGATTCTACAAGAATCTAAATTACCTGGTATTGTATCAATCCGCGTGTTCGAATCACGCACCGTGCAGCATAATGGTTTCAATATTTTCCAACTTAAAAATATTGTGGGGCCGGGTGAGAATACTTGCTCTTATAGTGTAGTGGTTATCACTGTGGACTTTGATATATATGTTTTTCATATATGAAGTGATCCGCAAACCTGGATTCGAATTCCAGTAAGAGCTAATTGTTATCATATTTGCTATAATAATTTGATTGATTATTTCAGATTATTATAAAATACTTTCATACTTCCAAACATGTCCTTTGGCTAATTGTCTTTTCCCATTACAACATGCGCTTATATTTGAAGATGCTATTCCAACATAAGCTCCTGCTTCTTTGCAAGTATCAAATGAGTTTAATCTATTTCCTTGAATATCAAATTGTATTATTTTTCTATTTTTTTTTAAGTTAATCTGTTTATATATTTCATCTTGACCTTCATAATTTGAATCACTTAAATTCATACTTTCATATTTCCAATAAAATCCCTTTCCTGTTTTATTTGGTATAAGACAACAAGTATTTATAAGACTACGAGAAGCACCAACTGAATACGCTGCGTCTTTACATGTATCAAACGAATTTAACCTATTTCCTTGAATATCAAATTGTATTATTTTCCTGTGTATTTTAGTTACATCCTCTTTTTTTGTTAATTTTTGACTATATTTGAACCTTTCAGTTAATGGAGGTATTCCTGTGTCAGATTTAGTTTCATTACTTTCATATTTCCACCTAAATCCGGCAGCTGTTTTGATAATATTATTACAACAACGCCCTATAGACGAAGAAGAACCACCTACATATTCAGCTGCTTTCGTACAGCTATTGAACGAATTTAGTCTGTTTCCTTGAATATCAAATTGTATTATTTTGCTATTTCTATTTCTATTTATTTGAATTAACGGTGGTATTCCTAATTCAGATTTGGTTTCATTACTTTCAAACTTCCACCTAAACCCTGCTGTTGTTTTGATGTCATCATTACAACAATGACCTATAGAAGAAGGAGAACAACCTACATATTTAGCTGCTTCTGTAAGGCTATTAAACGATTTCAATCTATTCCCGTCAATATCAAATTGTATGACTTTCCTATTTTTTAGTAAAGACGCACCTATTTTGCGTTTAGTTTCTTCATGGTGTTTTCCAGAATTTCCCCCCAATCGTATATTGTAACCATTTGGCACCAAACAATTATATTGTTCGATATATTTTATTTCCATATCATCTAATTGATTATCAAATGTTATACATACTAACTGAAAATCAAAGTTCTCAACGCCATATTTATTAAGAGCAGATTTCAAATATCTACAATTATTACGTTTTTTCAAATGTGCTTTCCATCTTGATTCTAAGTCTTGTGTGGTTTGTCCTATGTATGTTTTATTATCAATCTTGTTTTTGATTCTGTAAATATAACCCATTCTATATATTTACAAAGGACTTTATCTTTAAGTATTAATTTGAATATAATACTTATTCCTAAATAATATCGTTCTGTTCTTTCTGGATTTTTTCTTTCCTCTTTAAATAAGCTTGTCTATTATATTCCTTCTTTTGTTCGGGTGTTGGCTTATAATTAGTATTTTTCTTATGGTTTTTAACTCTTTCTATAACAGCTTCTTTATTCTTTTCATAATACTCTTTTCTGCTTGCTGGTGCGGTGTATTTTTTGAGGTGTTCTTTGGTAGCAAGTAATTCCTCTTCCAATTTAGCATTTTTTTCCAAAAGTTCCTTTATTAGTGCTTTATCATCCATTCCGATACTATATATAGAAAAAAACATTTATATTTGTTTGAGATTATTATAAAGCCTATAATGTATAAGACATGCTCCGAAACAACCAAACTTTAACTACCATCATATGTTGCATAGTAATAATAATATTAACAGCTTTATTAATACGGTATTTTTTTAACAAACAAGAAAATGATTATAAGGAAGGACTTGAAAATGATGAAAATTTCCCCAAATTAATTGTAACTTTAAAGAGTGGTAGTGAATTACCAGTAGATAAACAATTAGATAAGGGAAACGGAATACCGGCCCATATAGAATATTCAATAACATCATTATCATCGGATGGTGCCATATTAGATAGTCGTTCTACTATATTTAACGAAAATATCCCCAAACAAATCGGGTTTGAATCGTTGAATCCAGTCATGCATAAGAACGCGAATGTGGTAAATCAAAATCGATTTATCGTAATTTCCCCCAAAACAGCGGTGGAGTTCCCTGACAATTTCACATTAACAATCGAAAATAACGTAGAAGAAAATAAAATGCAGTTTGATTTATGGGGAGATACATACATAAACGAAAATAAACAACGTCCTATTGGTAATCCAAATACTATAATTGGTCCTCATAATTTGTCTGGATATACCACTGAAATCGAAGATACATCAATGTTTACCTACAATAAACAGATATTTACAGAGGGTTGTTTCGTTAAAGACAAAACAGAATGCACTATAAACAAATTAAATATAGGTAAAAACATAATCAACGTAATACAATCGGGTCCTATATTTGATAATAAGGGCGGTAAAATCGGTCATGTTACAAAAACCAATAGACAACCAAATAATTCAGCTGACACCATAAAAATAAATATTGAGAACTATACGGGTGCAACCGGAATATTGTTATATATAGGGTATACTACAAATGTGTAATATAGATTGATTTTGAAAATATTAAATAGTTGTATAATATAAGTATTTAATGAAATTAACAACCCGAAATGGAATATATCTTGTAATTGTAATAATATTGTGTTTGGTGTCATTTTGGTATTTTTCACGTAATGATAAATATATTGAAAATTTAGATGAAATGTACGAAATAGGGACTGATTGCGATGGTCCATTTGGATGTAAAACACCAGAAGAAGTGAAAAAGGAAGGAAAAGCCGAACTAAAAAAACAACAAACCGAACTTGCAAAACCCCCATCATCACCACCGAATATAGCAGATATTAAATTACAATTTACTATTGAAAATAAAACCCCCACAACACAAAACATAACATATAAATTACCAGCTAAACCAACTAATCCTTACTTAGGCCGTTCTGGAGCTATGGCTATGCGTTCTCAGTTATTTGATTATACAAAGCCCTTAATTGAATCAAAAGTATTGAGTAATACAAAAAGTGATGTCTATATGTTAGATGTAGACCCAAAATCTGTAGGTATGATAGATGAAGCGAGTTATTCTGTTACAACACTATCTGTGAATCATCCAGACAACAAATTACCAACATCTACATTTGATGAATATATACCCCGTAATAAATCGTTAAATGAAATTTATAATAAGAAGAAAAAATACATAAACGAAATAGACAGTAAAATAACCATTAGTAACAATCCAGTGTATAGCGAATACACTGAAAATAGGAATAGTAATATAAATGTCAAATTAGATAAAGCAAAACCGAACAACAACTTTATAATAATAACGCCTACTACAAACGATATGTTTCCTAAAAAATTCCAATTAGAAATAACAAATAACACGAAACAAACAAATCAAATGGTTAATTTATGGGGCGAGTTCTTTTCAAATAAAAGTAAATCACAACCAGATGGAAACCCAAATAGAATATTAACGGCAGATGATATTTCAAACTATACAGAAAAAGTATCACGAACAGTTTTTGGTTATAATAAAGATGCGTTTGGAGAATCATGTAAAAAACTGGATGAGAGTGAATGTGAAATAGCCGGTATGGATGTTGGTAATAAATGTATTAACATAATACAATCAGGCGATATTTATGATGAAACAGGTGATAAAATCGGTAGTGTATCAATAATAGAGGCGACTGAAACTGAACCCGAACAAAAAATAATTATAAATGTAGATAGCGGTAATGTAACTGGTCTGTTACTATATACATCCTACTTGATGTAAACGATTTGTAAATATATATGTGTAAATATTTACAAATTAGAGTGCTTTACGATGATCTAAAACATAAGGATTGGATTGTAAGTTATTTAAAAATTCGGGGTTTGTTCTATCAGTTTGAATATTGGAATAGAGTCCCTTCTCATTGCCAGATAAACGCCCCATAGTATTTGTGTCAGGTGATCTATAAGGCATTGTTCCGGAGACTTCTCTTGAATTTTTTAGTTTTTCATCGCGCGACACTTGACGAACATTCATTTTAGAATTCATTAATGACATATTACCTTTTACCATGTATCCGTCTATGGTGCTTGATTTAATATCATTATTACGTTGGTTGTAGCCGGATTGATATGATGATGGTTGTCTGGTTCCGTCACCAGCACCTGCTACACCTGAGTAGTAAAAATCACCAGTCTCGTTACGATTTGTATGAGACACTTGGTGAGCGGTACTCTGATAACCACCCCCATTTTGATTTGCGTTGATGTTAAGATGATTTTTTGAGTTTTCAGTAGTTTCACGCATAGTAGTGGGTAATTTATCGGATGGGTTGAAAATGTATGATTGTGGAACATTGGTACCAGGATTTTGGTAAGGTCTTAATGTACCAATCACATTTTCTTTTCTGGATGGACGTAAAATATCCATAATAGGTGCAACCGCTGCTCCAATACTTCCACTAACCATACCAAAATAACTATCTTGTTTGTTTGCGCTTCTATTATTGGGATAAGCTTGCTTTGATTTGATGCCATAATCGGATTCAGTGGGTAGGTATTTACCCTGTGCGCTTGCAATACCCATTTGTAGAGCACCTAATTGTTGATTTCTGGACTCCATATATTCACCTGGAACATAAGTTCCATCATTTTGATGTCCGGCAGCACCAGTATACGAAACAGTAGTTTCGGGTCTGGATACATGTTTTGCGACTGGTACTCCACGCATGGTTTGACCTTTTTCAGCTCCACCAGTTGTAAATAAACGTCCAATATCACGTTCGCCATTAGAAAAGCCTTCTACATTTCTGGTATCTAATTCAAAAGCACGTTCAGGTCGGTGTTTTTCCATAATACCCATCTGTTCCTGAGTGGCAATGTTCTTAATATGACTATTCGCTGGACCTTCATAACCATAAACCATATTACCGCCTGCTTTGGGATTATTATCGACACGTAGTTCATCCGCAGTTTTAGGCTTCCATAAATCACGTTGTTCCATGCCAGAATTAAATCCACCAGAACCTTCAGTTGTATAACCTAATCCAAGGCCAGGAGCAACTCTTTCTTGTGTAAATGGGCTTTCATTTGCGATTTTCATACTGGGATTAATACGTGATTTAATAAAATCGCTTTGATTAGGCATACCATTCGCCCATTGTAAATTCTCACCAGGCGAGAATAATGGTGATTGTTCTTGTTTTGTTATAAATTGAGATCCAGAACCAGTTGCATTGTCTAAAATACTCTCGTTAGCTTGTTCTCTGGTTTTACTTGTCTTTAAATTTCCTCCGAAAAAAGGCACCATATTGTTATGTTGAAAATAATCTCCGTTAACTTTACTACCGTCTAATGACATATATGTAGTTCCACCATCAGAGCTGGGTTTTTGCTGATTAAAATATTTATCAGTATATACTCCACCACCGTTATCATAACGGTTATTTACAGATAAATTCGACGTATTTTCAGTTTCATTTGGGTCTTCATTTGAATAATTAACATCTGCTACATTAGTATTAGGCAATGCTTGTTGATTTGAAAATTCTTCTGTTTCATCCTTTTTCTTATTCTGATTATTAATTAAATATAAACTGGATAAGGCAAATAATGGTACGACTACTTCCATCTTATTTTATATTATATAAATATATTACTTTTATACAATATTATTCTTTAGTTTATTTTTTGGTGTTATTCATTTTACCAGAATAAAGTGTTCCGGGACAACTATCTTCATTCCCAGAAATACATATAGAATTACCAGTTAAGTAAAAATTATTTTGATTTGTGCCATTCACAAATGGTATTTTGGTAGTATGATTATCTTTTTCTAAAATACGTGTTTGGATGTTTTCGTGAAAACCTTTTTCTAAACCATTCAATGGGTTTAATAAAGGTTTTTCCCATCGGGTTTGTTCTAAATCTTTATACATCCAGGCGGGATGACTCGCACGACTTTCTTGAATGAAAGGTTGACTTGAATGGTAGTATTTTGGAGCACTATATACCGCCTGTTTCTGATAGTTATTTTCATTTGTTAAATCACGGTTTAATGGACGTGTTAGTCCACGTAAATCGCTTTCAAGAGCTACAGTATTATCTTGTAAGTTAGCACCCCAGTGTTGTAGTCTAACTTGAGCGTCTTCAAAAAAAGGTAGTTCTTCTCCTGGACCAGGTGTATTTAACATATATCTACCAGCAAAGCTACTTTCATCAATTTGTTTTTTAATTCTGTGTGGGTCATCATGAAATCTCGTAAAGGACATTGTATAATGGTTAGTTATTATATAACTGGAAAAAATACTCAGTTAAAAAATAAATATAAACATTGATGTATTTACAATATATTACCAAGTTCTCAATCATGCCTAAAATATGTCTAAATATGATTGTAAAAAACGAGAGTAAAATTATCAAACGGTTATTGGAGACAGTATTGCCTTTAATCGATACATATTGTATATGTGATACTGGTAGTACAGACAATACGGTCAATACAATCCAGACGTTCTTTGATAATGTAAATATGACAGGAAAAATAGTAAAAGAATCCTTCCATAATTTTGAATATAACCGTAATTACGCACTAAATGAATGTTATGGAATGGAGAATGCGGATTATATATTGTTTTTAGATGCCGATATGACTTTACACATACCAAATACCGACTCTATATCTGATTTCAAAAAATCCATGGATAAAGATGCGTACTATCTATTACAAGGAAATAGCAAAATTCAATATCAAAATCTTCGTATTATCAAAAATACCGGTAATTTTTCATATTGGGGAGTAACTCATGAGTATATCCAGACTCCCGATAACACAACTATATATAGAATTCCTAAATCGTTAATGTTTATTAATGATATTGGAGACGGCGGAGCTAAGGTAGATAAATTTATTAGAGATATAACCCTGTTAAAAGAAGGATTAGAAAAACATCCAAATAATGATAGATATACATTTTATCTTGCAAATAGCTATAAAGATTCAAATCAATATGAAAATGCAATAGAAACATATAAGAAAAGAATAGAATTAAAAGGATGGATACAGGAAGTTTGGTATTCCTATTATTGTATTGGATTGTGTTATAAAGAGTTGAATGAAATGGAAAAAGCTATATTCTATTGGCTTGAAGGATACAATTGTTTACCAGAACGCATCGAGAACTTGTATGAGATTATTCATTATTATAGAAATAATCGAAATTACGTATTAGTAGATGTGTTTTATAACATGGCTGTTAAAAGTCGTAAAGGCATTAATGAAGAGAACCAGTTGTTTTTAAAAAAGTATATATATGATTATAAAATAGACTACGAGTTCTCCATTACTGGATTTTATAGTAATCAACAAAATATAGATATGATAAAAGTGTTTATGCGTGTTTTAAATTATCCAATAGAGACCAATATCCGAAACAATGTTCTCTCTAATTACAAATTTTATGTGAAGTCCTTATCCGATATGAAACAACCTGTAACCGAAAATATAAATACAATGAATAATGTTTCATGTTTAACAGAATACCCAAACATGTTTAATTCCACACCTTCAATGTGTTACAATGAGAACAATAACAAATTATATGTAAATACAAGGGTTGTTAATTATTTTATAGACAAAAATGGGTCGTATTTATACAAAGATAGTAGTGGAAATTTGACAAATAATAGCAACAATCAAATTATAACAAAAAATATAATTACTACTTTTGACATAACCAAAGAACATTGGATAAAGGAATCTGAGTTTGAATTAGAATATAATACCAAACACGATTGTATATATGAAGGATTAGAAGATATACGTTTATTATCAAACTCCATGGGGGTGTGTTTTAACGCAAATCGTGGAATCTCATACGGTAAAATAATGATCGAAACAGGTTCAATTGACATGAATTCACATAAAGCCACTTCATCACTTGTTACTAAGGAAAATTCATATGCTGTAGAAAAGAATTGGGTAATGTTTAATACTACATTAGAACGAGTGAAAGTGATATATAAATGGTATCCTTTAACTATAGGTGAATATATTGAGAATGAAGATACCACTACAGATATAAATACTACGTTTTTTACTACAAATACAATACAAACTCCCAATATATTTAAACTATTACGTGGGTCAACTAATGGAGTAAAGATAAATAATGAAATCTGGTTCATTACACATTTGGTAAGTCACGAACAAAAACGTCATTATTATCATATGTTTGTTGTATTAGATGTAGATTCTTTCAAAGTAAAACGTTATAGCATTCCATTTACATTTGAAAAAGAGCATATTGAATATACTTTAGGGTTTGTTTTTGATAAAAAAACCGAGAACTTCCTTATTGGATATAGTACCATGGATAGAACGACAAATTATATGGAAGTTTCAAAAGAAAATATTGATAATTTGTTTCTATGAATTATTCAATCTCAGTAACCATAGCTGTTTTACAGCAACCAAAACTACGACGATGCCACTGTGTAATACCATATTCTTGAATACCTGACATATGCGTCTTAGTTCCATAGCCTACATTTTTATCCAGACCATATTGTTCTGATAAAATTGGATGTTTTTCACACATTTCTAATACATAATCGTCACGTGCGGTTTTTGCCAATATACTTGCTGCAGCAATAGCCATGTATTTACCATCACCTTTTTCAACCGTTACATACGGTATTTGTTGATAATCATTTGTACTCACATCAAAATGGCAATATGGTTTAAAATAATTACCATCCACAATCGCCATAAATTTTGATGTATTGTGTTGAATATCAGTAACGTCATTTACTTTTACAATAGACTCACGAATACAACTATGCATACCATCCATAACACATGCTAAAATATTTTTATTGTCTATTTCACTTGCTTCCGCATATTCAATATGCCATGCGAGAGCATTTTCTTTAATATATTCAGCAACTTCACGTAATTTTGTTTTTGAACTAAATTTTTTACTATCTTTTACATCCACCCCAGAAAACAATTCTGGATTTTTAGGAAGAACTACGGAAGCAATGTATACACGTCCAAACATACATCCTCTACCGGCTTCATCCATTGATATTTCATACAAATCCGCATTATCACTATAAAACCGTTCTAGTAAAGGGAGTTCCTTTTTAACACGTATTTTTTTAGAAGTTTCCATTTGATATTTGAAATAATTACGAAAATAACGTTTCTATTCAATTTTTCGTCACAAAATATTTTTCGTCCTATAGTTTATATATAATGAAGAGTTTCAAATTAACACCTCTCATCGTGTTTTTAATATTATTGATAGTTTTAGCAATATCAATTTACATGAGAAATTCATACTTTGTAGAAGGTATTGAGAACATGTTTAAGAAAGACGGAGACCAGTTTGATGGATTTATCTTACCGGAATATTCACAGACAGCACCTTTAATCCAATTAACAGAAACTATTTTTTATGACAAGAAAAATGGTAATATAGTAGAAGCGGTTGTAGAGTGGACATCTACTACTACTGAGCATGAGCCTGCGATGGATGATATAGCAATCACAATAGAAGGATATATTACAGATATTGCATCTGAAACTGACAGTTCTGATTCCAAAGAAATAATACAAGAAAAAGTAACAGACAAAATAAGTCTGTTATTAGCATCTGATATACCTGCAAAAGAAAAAAGCGATATTACTGATAGTAAAGACGCAATTATAGATAATATCACCGATTTAATTATAGAAATTAAAGACGATAATGGTGCCTTACCGAATGATGTACTTGTGAGAATTAAAACTATATTACCTGAAATTCAACCTTTTACCAACATTGAAGGAAATGCAAATATGGGGTCTGAAACACCTACTCTCAACAAACTAATTATAACACCATGTGGTGGAGCCGACAGTTTTATTTATGAGTTTACTCAACCTTTATCAAATCCACTTCCAACACAAGAAAGTTTAATTGATATTATAGATACTACATGCACTACATGGAGTTATGTTAGTCAAAGCAAATTCGCACTAGAAACAACTGTTTTCTATATTCCTTGGAAAAATGATACATATATTTCTATTTATGAAAAATCAGAAGATAATAAGATGACCTCAAGAGGAGTGTTTCATTTTTCTAAAGAAAAGCAGAGTGTTATAAATGTAGAAGATGTTGAAATTACGAATTCAACAAATACCCAAGATGATAATAATAATAAATATGTCAAAGATGAAAAATACGGAGAACATGATTTATATCAAGTGGATAAATTTATATTGTATGATATTCCTACATCCAATTTAATAGTTCGTAAGGAAAACGATGCTGGAAGCATTACTATCTATAATGGTGAAGGTAAAGAAATCGATTCAGAGGCGGTTAAGAAAATGTATGATGATAACAAGACTCATGAAAATCAAGAAAAATATGCTGAATTAAAAGCATGGACTGCTTTAGACGGACAAGGCGAGAACATAATTACATACATTAAAAATGTGGATAAAACATTGGTATTTGTTTGTGGATTTGAATCAAGTGCTATGGATTCTTTAGTATTAAAGAATGTGAGAAGATTTACACTATACGGAATGGATAATTGTGAAAAGGTCGAAAAACCAACAACTTCCGAAAAAGAAGAAACCAAATCTGAATGTGATAAGAAAAAAGACGAAAAAGAAGAAACCAAATCCGAAGATTACATCTTAAAAACACAAATAGTACCACCTGTATGTCCTACATGTCCTATGTGTCCTAAAGATGTCACTTGTACTAATTGCGGTGGTAATGGCGGCAGTGGAACAAAAGCATCAAATGGTAAATCTGTAGTAGGTGATACCGTAGGTGAAGTAACTGATTTAGCTCGTGACGCTACAAGTGGTGCTGCTGACTTAGGACGTGACGCGGTTGGCGGAGCTGTAGATTTAGGTCGCGATGCGGTAGGTGGGGTAGTTGACTTAGGTCGCGAAATAGTCGGTGGAGCTACAGGATTAGTCAGAGATGTAACTGGTGGAGCTACTGGATTAGTCAGAGATGTAACTGGTGGAGCATTCGGATTAGTTCGCGATGCTGGTAGTGGTGTTGCTGGTATATTAACCCCCGAACAACAACGCCAACAGCAACTCGGATATGGTACTGGACGTATGGCATATCAACAAACTGGTGGAAATGGAGGTCAATATTACGGAACCAATAATAATATGGATCGTTATGGAGCATTACCCGAACGACCAAGCAATTACATACCAAGAACAGCTAACTTCAGTGCTTTCGCATAAAATTGTAAAATAATATTTTGATAATAGGATAAAATATTATTCATATAAAACAAGTTATAAAAAAAACATTATAGTATAACAGTCGTGATTATGGAAAAACTAATTGATAATACGGAATTGATACGTATTTTTGAAAGACAGATTATATCTGATAATATAAAAACTATATTAAATGATTTTGATGCAAATTATAATAAAGTAACATACAAAAAAGGTATATACATCTATGGCTCGCCGGGGTCTGGCAAGACCACATTTGTAATGAACTTACTGAAAGAGATGGATTACGATGTTATAAAGTATGATGCGGGCGATGTGAGAAATACCGGTTTGATTAACACAATAACCAGTAATAATATATCAAATAGAAACGTACTCGATATGATGACGCGTAAGGTTAAAAAGAAAGCAATTGTAATGGATGAAATCGATGGAATGAATAATGGCGATAAAGGTGGTATAACCGCATTAATAAAACTAATACGTCAGAAGAAAACAAAAAAACAGAAATTAGAAAATTCTACAATGAATCCAATAATTTGTATAGGTAACTATTGTATTGATAAAAAAATCCGTGAACTGATGAAGGTATGTAATACATTTGAATTGAAATTACCAACAATGAAGCAAATCAACAGTATATTAATAACTATGTTTCCTGATTTAAATACCCCGGACAATATAGAAAAAAAACAAACATTGTTAGAATATATCCAATGTGATGTACGTAAATTGAATTTTGTATATGATATTTATCAAAAGAAGCCGTCACTTCTTGAAGGGGATGCGTTATCATTAATATTTCAACAGAAATCAAGTAATGAAGATTCTAAGCGAATTACACAGACATTAATCAACAACTATGTACCATTAAATCAACATAATCGAGTAATGAACGAAACCGAACGTACAATAGTGGCTTTATTATGGCATGAGAATGTTGTTGACATGATAGAAAAATATGATAGATGTAGATCTATTCCGGTATATCAAAAAATTTTAGACAAAATGTGTTATGCCGATTATATTGATAGAATTACCTTTCAAAATCAGATTTGGCAATTTAACGAAATGAGTTCCCTAATGAAAACATTTCATAACAATAAGATTTATCATGATAATTTTCCCGAAAACAAACAAAAATTTGGTAATTCAGAAGTAAGATTTACAAAAGTGTTGACGAAGTATTCAACAGAATACAATAATATGATGTTTATTTATGGATTATGTCAAGAATTAGATTTGGATAAATCTGAGTTGATTTTTATGTTTCAAGAAATACGATTAATGATGAAAAATAGTGATACAAATAATGTCGAAGAAATATTTGAAAAATACAATATTAATAAACTGGATATACAACGTATGTATCGATACATGGACAAGAGTGTAAAAAAGGATACCCACACAATAGATATAGAAGAAACTGAATAAGTTATTGTTGATAAAATTATATGAATTTTATCAATATTAGTAAAAACTAATCGTCATTCACTATTTGTACGGGTATTTCTGGAATCGTGTTATCAACTGAATGAATTGTAATGTTCTCGTTGTTATTTTTATGACTCGATTGTAACGCAGTAATAGTATTATTTGCTTTTAATAATTGTTCTTCAATCACTTCATTTCTGTTGGTAAGAGCACGTATTTGAATAATAAGTTGTTCTTTTTCTAAGTTGTCATCAGCACGTTTGATATTGTTGCTATTTTGTTTCGTTAATTCAATCACCTTTTGTTGTAGTACTTGCGTAAACCGTTGTAGTTCTTCATTTTTCTTCGTAAGTTCAATTAGTTGCGTATGATCTTTAGTTGTATCTTGTATTACAGATTTATTACCATTCTTATTCAATTCAACTATTTTCTGCTGTAATAATTGATTAAATCGTGTTGATTGTTCGTTCTTTTGCGAAAGTTCCGCTATTTGTTTTTTATGTTGTTCCATTATTTGAACGACTTGCATATTAGTTAATTGAATCGGTGGTTGTCCTTCACGAGTAAGCATAATAGGACCATTTTGTTTTTGTGCTTCTTCATGGTCTTTAATCATTTGTGCTCGTTTTGCCTCAATCTCTTTAATTTGTTTGAGAACATCGGGTTTCATCTCCGGTTTTCCAGGGTCATATTTATCTAATAATATGTCAATATCTTCCATGAAAAACTTTTTAATGTTACTTTCGTGAGTATGTTGTATGAATGTATCCACAGTTTTGGAAGATTCTTTAAAATATTTAGGGTCTTGTTTTTGGTCGAACATTTTTCGTTTATCAAATGTGTTATGCTCGTGAGAAAATACAAGGATACTTTTTAAAGGGTCAAGTTGTACGAATGGAATTGTATAGTTCTTTAAAAACGCCTTTTCTTCAGCTAATGCGGCATTATCTTCATATTTAGTTTGTTCTAATAATTTCGTTTTAAAAGCAAAGGTACCTGCGGTTGCGTGATTAGGACCATAAGGACCGCACTGAATCATTTTATTCATTCCTTTAAAATATACATAAATTTCACTTGAACCAGCACATAATGCTTCTGGTTTGGATTGTAGTCTTTCTACTGCGTGTGAAATACGGTCTGGTGGATAGTAATCATCGTCGTCCATATAGACAATAATTGAACCTCGTACATGTTTATGCATGTAATTACGTTTTTCACCCAGAAACATTTTTTTCCCTATTTCAAAATACCGTATTTGAGGAATATCAGATGATACAATCAAGTCTTTAATTTTATCAGTTCCATCATCTACAATAATCCATTCCAGTCTATGTTTTGGATAATCTTGATTACGAAAACAGGTAAACATGTTTTCAATAAATGGGCGACGATTGAATGTAGGCGTACATATACTCACGAACGGATATTTTTCTAAAGATTGTTGATTATCGTCATTTCCCATGTTATCCGAATAGTTATATTATTAATTTGTATTTATACCGTTTAACATTTAAGTTCGCACAAAAAGTACAAACTTAAAGTTCAACGTTGGGTCTTTTCATACCTGCATAAAGTTTGGTTATAAGCACTCGTTGAAGTGCTTTGATTACTTGTTTCTCTACATAAATAACTTGGTCGTTCTATGTTATTTATTGCATTCTTTGCTATTTTGTAGATATTTGATGAACCATTGCGATCTCTGTTCCACGACCCACAACCGCTCTTACAGCGTAGAAGTCCGTGCATTAACCGCATCGATACGTTCGTTATCCTCATTATAATACCCGTATCGTGCACCTAAGTAAGGATACTTTGTTGGTATTTCATAATCATTATTTATTATGAATGAATCTGTCTGGAATATGATAATGTGTTCTTCTTTTATGTTGTTCCAAAATTGTTTGCTTTGAAGTAATAGACTATAAGCATCTGGTGAAATCAGGTCATTAATACCCATGTTAATAAATTCATAATTCCCTTTTATATTTTCCTTTACATATGTTTCGTTCATATCACTACCAAAAATTCGTAAATTCCACGTGTTATCAAACTTACTCATAACTTGTTTTATCACGGGTATAAGATATTTATGTTTTCTGGGTTCTACTATAACCGCTACTTTTTCATTTTGTATATTATTAATAGTTATATCTAAATTTCTGTAATAATCCATAAATTTTTCTAACATTATAGAATTGGTATATACTTCTTTGAAGATTTAAATTGTATTATTGTAACGCCCATGTTGATGCTATATCCTTCATATCCACCACATCCCCTATTTCGTTCAATCCAGCTTGAATAGCTTTATTATTATTCACATTTAGATTTTCTACCATGTTAGTAACAGTTTCTTTCGTAGGCATTTGTTGGTTTAAGTCTGCTATAGATTCTTCCGTAGGTAATATATTTGGTTGCATATTTGGTGTATTAAATGGGTTAAATGTATCAGTATCAGATGTAGGTACCTTAGTAGACAGTGGATCATTATTAGGTGTTGAAAATATACTGTTCATCATATTTATAATACCAATTACTCCTATACCACATAACGTAATAACCATGATTATCATTTTTAAATTATTATTTTTAATGTTAACTTGGGAATCGATTAATGCGTATAACATTACTATTAGAATCCCAATTTGAATACAGTTATCATATATGTAGTTAAATATATACGTCATATAATTTATGATTTTATCAAAAAAGCTAAGAGGACTACATGCTGTATCACTTTTGGGTATAGGTTTAAATTGTTTTAAAAATTCATCAAAATCTTCTTTGGTCTTCCATACGTTTATTCCATTATAAAACATTCCAAATAATGAATGAAACCATATATAACCAAAGAATATAGCCATTGATAATGGTGCCCCTATAAAAATTAGGTACAATAATAGCACAAATTTAATAAACCAAAACATAGGATTCATAACTTTCCCGAGTGTAATAAATGAACCTATAGGTAAGATATCGACAATAATGTTTGTTTCAATAAACGTCATTAAATATAATATTCCCATAATTATGTATGTCATAATAGGTAAAAATCCCGAAAATTCTAACTTAGCAAAATCAACTAACACACTCTTAATAGTATCTTTTGCGCCATATACCATAAATACGGATAATGTCAATACAAACATAAATAACAATAACACCACAACTTTTATATTCTTAGGGGAAGAAGGGTCGTTTATTGTATTCATAATGTATTCCGGAAAATGGTCGAAAACATATCTTTTAAACATATCTGTAATAAATAAAGGTATATCGGTAAAGTAATTTACCATCTTCATAAAATCACTAAGTGCAGTATTACCTACAGTAGCTTTCATTATTTTTTCTCGTGGAACATTAAATGCGTTTATAGGAATACCATTAACGTCTCTGTAAAACATAACAAAACACCAATTATATACTGCTATCGAAGCAATTAATATAGATATTATCCAGTTGAAATATCGTTTTAAATAGCCTTTGTCATGATTAATATTTTTATCATCACTACTTCCAATTTTTGTATAAAATGTCATACGTTCATCATACCACTCTTCCAGCGATTTAAACGCATCTTCTATTATTTGTGAGAATGCGCGTGATGAATCATCAGATTCGTGATTCCCGCCTTCAATCACGTTATCTTCTCCAGTCCAATCGCATGGATGGAACGTAAACCCTTCTGTTATATTTGGATTTGATGAATGATTATTAGGTGTTTCATGGATATTAACTAATGGTTCAATATTTTTAATATTTAATAATTTCTTCTTTCTTTTCACATTCTTTATTTTGTTCTTCATATGTTCGGTTTGAAAGTTAGCGGTTTTTATATCTTTATTATCATCACTAAATACTTTATTACGATTCGATACTTCCTTCATTATATAGTATACAGTTATTTGTTATACTATATAATTTTAATAAAAATAGAATTAACACGCAATATAACTTATCTTGAATGTAACATACCACATGACCCACCTATAAATGATAATACATTATATCTTTCTTCGTACAAAGTCATATTATAATTATAGTCATACAATCGCCAATTTTCTTTACGAAATCCAATTGCGTTTCCCTCTCCGTCACAAATAACATCAAATCTGGAATTAATAGGGTCAATTGGTGGAACGTAGGTTGTAATATCTAACTCAATATTCTTGAATTTACTTAAATTAATAGCACCAGAAGGTTGATATTCAAATGGACTCGTATCTAAACAAAAATTGTAACAATACACACCTTCCTTGGCATAACCCTTTGTTCGGGTATACTTTTCAATATAATCATAGATACCACGAGTTAACATATTTTCGCGATAACTACCATCAAGTTGTATACCCATGGTTTCAAGTATTTCTTTTCGATTTTCTACTGCGTAATTACCAGTAGTTAATAATCCAGTGACAAGTAAATCTACGGGGTCCACATTCGGAAAAGCACCTTGTGTGTTTGAATTAATATATGGTACACTACCCACCGGTAATGTCTTATACGGCCAGTTTGTATAGTTATTCCATTCATTGCGTAAATTTACATCATTTCTCTGAAAATTCCACATCCAACTCGCAACCATACCTGGTGGTGATTGTAATTTAACTTTACGGGTTCCAGTTATATTTTCAAAGGTATGTGCGAACACATCTTTAATTAAATATACTTGATCTTTTCTTGCGAATAGTTCTGCCTCTTCTTTGGATAAGAAACAATAAGTTGACATTAAATGAATATCAGCATTCCATACCGAAAGTTTATTTTGGTAGTTTTCAGCAGATATTTCTATAGAAGGCGGTGTTTGTAAAAATCGATACATCTGAAATCGTGATTCGCCGAAATTTGGTTTTATATA